TATAGCAGGAACTTGGACACAAACTGAAATAAACGAAGTGGTACAAAGAAATGTAGACCACTTAGAAATTATTTTAGAATATGCACCTGTTGATAGTGATGATAATACACCTAATGTAAAAGGAGCAGCAGATAGTAAAAAAACTACTCATGTTGCAGCTGTTGCTACAGGTAAACAATACATTACTGATAATAGTTAATAATGTCAGATAAAAAAGAAAATAAAGCTATGGTGGGAGATAAGGAAATATTAGAGTCAGAAATGACAGATAAACAAAAATATCTTGCTAATCAAATAACTAATTTGAGACAGAAAAGAGAACAAATGTTGTTTGATCTAGACCAAGTAGATGCTGCTTTAAATGTTTTTCAAAATAACTTTATAGCTTCAACTAAAGAAAAATCAGAGGAAGTTTTAGATAAATAATGGCAATCGTAAAAGATGCATTAACAGAACTCAACGCACATGAACGTGAATGCACTATCAGATATGAGTACATAGAAAAACGTTTAGATGAAGGCTCTGCTAAGTTTAAAAGATTAGAAATGCTGTTATGGGGGGTTTATCCATTTATACTAGGCTCAATAGTATTTGCTAGTTTTATTTAGGAGTTACAGTGCCTTTACAAAAATTTATTTTCAAGCCTGGAATAAACAAAGAACTTACTGCTTATGCAAATGAGGGAGGATGGTTCGATAGTAATTTAGTACGATTTAGAAAAGGACTACCTGAAAAAATAGGTGGATGGGCTAAAAGAACATCTTCTACTTTTGTATCACGTGGTAGAGCCTTACATGCATGGACAGCTCTTGGTGGCACTCAATATATAGGTATAGGTGCAACACAAAAATACTATATATTAGAAGGCACTAATTATTATGATATCACGCCAATAAGGTCTACAACAGCTGCTGGCGATGTTACTTTTGCAAAAGTTGCTAATAGCGACGCTACTATTACTGTATCTGATACTGCTCATGGTGCTGTAAAAAATGATTTTGTAACATTTAGTGGTGCTTCTTCATTAGGCGGTAACATAACTGCCGCCGTACTTAATCAAGAGTATCAAATAGCAAACATAGTAAACGCAAATAGTTACACTATAGAAGCGAAAGATACATCTGGTACAACAGTATTAGCTAATTCTTCAGATACAGGAAATGGAGGTTCTTCTGTAGTAGGGGCGTATCAGATAAATGTTGGTTTAGATGTTTATGTTCCATCAACGGGTTGGGGTATAAATGGTTGGGGTGAAGGTACATTTGGTTCAACTGAGTCTTTAGGTTTTGCAAATCAATTAAGATTATACTCACATGATAATTTTGGTGAAGATTTAGTATTTAATGCTAGGAGTGGTGGTGTTTTTTATTGGGACACAAGCGGTGGCACTTCATCGAGAGCAGTAGCATTATCTGATTTAGCAGGTGCTAATTTACCTCCAACTGTAGCATTACAAGTTTTAGTTAGTGATATAGATAGACACGTTATTTGTTTTGGTGCTGACCCTATAGTTGATTCATCTAGGTCAGGAACCATAGACCCTATGTTGATTGCTTTTAGTGACCAAGAAAACGTTACAGAGTGGGAGCCGTTGCCTACTAATACTGCAGGTTCTTTACGTTTATCAGCAGGTTCTTCAATTATAGGTGCACTTAGGGCAAGACAAGAGACATTAGTTTGGACAGACACTTCTTTATATTCTTTGAGCTTTATAGGACAACCTTTTACTTTTGGTGTTAATTTAGTTAATGAGGGTGTAGGTTTAGTTGGTCCTAACGCTGCTATTAATACGCCTAAGGGTATTTTTTGGATGGATAAAAAAGGTTTTTATACATATACAGGTCAAGTACAAAGTTTACCTTGTAGTGTATTAAGTTATGTTTTTGATGATATAAATGATACACAAAGTTTTCAAATATTCGCATTTTCTAACAAAGCATTTAATGAAGTTGGTTGGTTTTATTGTTCTTCTAGTGCAACTAACGTTGATCGATATGTGGTATATAACTATGATGAAAATGTTTGGACTATAGGACAACTTTCAAGAAACGCTTGGTTAGATGAAGGTGTTTTTGATAAACCAATAGCTACACATGAAACATCAACTAACGCTAGTTGTTTATTTAATCACGAAGTTGGTCATGATGACGATGGTTCTGCTATGCAAAATGTTTTTATTGAATCTAGTGATTTCGATTTAGGAGAGGGAGATTTATTTCAACATGTTAATAGGGTAATACCTGATGTAAAATTTATAGGCAACGGTTCTATAGGTTCTACAGGTCAAAAATTAGATTTTGTTTTGAAAAAAAGAAATTTTCCAGGAGAAGATTTAACAACAATAACCACCGCTTCTTGTTTTTCTAACACAACCAAGTTAGATACTAGATTACGTGGTAGACAAGTTGTGTTAAGAGTTCAATCTAATGATGACGATACTAATGTATTAGGTATGAGTTTTAGATTAGGTGCGACTAGGTTAGATGTAAAACCAGATGGACAAAGATAATGAGTAAACTTTTAGAAACTAAGTTACCCACAGCACAAGGACAAGTTAACGCAGATACTTTTAACAGATTAAGCAGAGTATTAGAGTTATCTCTAAATTCAGTAGATGTAGATTCTACTTTATCTGTCAATGAAACACAAAGAAATTTAAATTTTTTTAACAAAGGTGATATAATTTTTAATCTGAGCACTGAACAATTACAATTATGGACAGGAACAGAATGGATAGATTTATATATAGGAGAAGAAAAAGGATTAGAAGCAATAGCGTCCTTGGGCGTAGTTTCAGTTTCAACTGGAGGGTCTACAACAGTAAAGATATTATGAATATTGATAAGTTAATGGAAGAACTAAAATTTGATGAAGGTTGTGTTGATAAAATATATTTAGACCACCTTGGATATCCCACGTTTGGTATAGGTCATTTAATATTAGAATCAGACCCTGAACATGGTCAGGACGTAGACACCCCTGTATCAGAAGATAGAATAAAAGAGTGTTTTGAAAAAGATATAGATAATGTTACAGCAGACCTAGATAGAAATTTAGAGTGGTGGTTACATCTACCAGAGGATGTACAAAGAGTTTTAGCTAATATGTGTTTTAATTTAGGTATTACTAGGTTACTGAAGTTTAAAAAGTTTTTAACCGCACTAGAAGAACATGACTGGAAAACTGCTGCGGTTGAAATGATGGATAGTCGCTGGGCTACACAAGTTGGACCACGTGCGACTAGATTAAGAGACAGAGTATTAAAAGGAGAATAATTATGCCAAGTCACTACGGAAAAAAATCTAAACCTAAAAAAGGTAAAAAGAAAATGATGAAAAGAGGTAAAAAGAAATGAAGATGAAAGCTAAACCTAAAAAAGCCATGAAAAATATCACAGTCAAAGGCGTAAGTATGGCAGGTCTAACACCTAGACAACAACAAACCATGAAAAAACATGGGGTGCATCATACTAAAAAGCATATGACTATGATGAAGAACATGATGAAAAAAGGTAAATCTTTCACACAGGCTCATAAAGAAACACAGAAAAAAGTCGGTAAGTAAGGAGAAGTTATGCCAAAAGCTAAAAAGAAGTCTTCTAAAAAGAAGTCTTCTAAATCAAAAGCAGTTCCTACAAACCCTAGTTTATACGCTAGAGTAAAGGCTGAAGCTAAACGTAAGTTCAAAGTTTATCCAAGTGCCTATGCAAACGGATGGTTAGTTAGAACTTATAAAAAACGTGGTGGAGGATATAGAACTAAAAAAGCGTAATGGTTAAAAAACGTAAAGGATTGTGGGCTAATATCCATGCTAAACGTAAAAGAATTAAAGCTGGTTCTGGTGAACGTATGCGTAAAAAAGGTGCAAAAGGTGCACCTACAACATCTCAGATAAGAAAAGCTAGAAAAGGAACTAAAAGACGTGGTAAAAAGTAAACGTAAAAAAGAACCTAAAAAAGGAACTGGTAAAAAACCCAAAGGTAGTGGGAGGAGATTATATACAGATGAAAATCCAAAAGATACTGTTAGAATTGCTTACAAAACTCCAGCAGATGCTAGGAAAACTGTGGCAAAAGTTAAAAAAATTAAAAAACCATTTGCTAGGAAAATTCAAATCTTAACTGTGATGGAACAAAGAGCTAAAGTTGCAGGTAAAACACAACAAGCAGCTATAGCAAAAAGAGGTAAAGAGGCAATACGTAGAATGAGGAAGAAACGTGGCAAAACCTAGTGGTGGATTGACAGCTTGGTTTGGTAAAGGTCCCAAAGGTGATTGGGTTGATATTGGTGCACCGAAGAAAAAAGGAAAATTTCAAAAGTGTGGTCGTAAGTCAGCTAAAGGAGGAAGTAAACGTGGTTATCCTAAATGCGTGCCAAGAAGTAAAGCTAAAAGTATGACAGCAGCAGAACGTGCAAGTGCTGTAAGAAGAAAAAGAGCAGCAGGAAATCCTGGTGGTAAACCAACGAACGTAAGAACTTTTTCAAAAAAGAAGAGGAGCAAAAGTGCCAAGAAAAAAGGCTAAGATGCCTAAAAGAAATAAAAAGAATTTTAGAGCTACTAAAAAAGGTGCTGGTATGACTGCGGCAGGAGTTAAAGCGTATAGACGTATGAATCCTGGAAGTAAATTAAAAACAGCAGTAACAGGTAAAGTTAAAAAAGGTAGTAAAGCAGCAAAAAGACGTAAATCATTTTGTGCACGTTCTGCAGGTCAGATGAAAAAGTTTCCTAAAGCTGCAAAAAACCCTAATTCAAGATTAAGACAAGCTAGAAAAAGATGGAAGTGTTAAATGGCTAAAGCTCCAGAATCTTTTGTATATAATGCAACACTAGAACGTATAGTTGACGGCGATACTTTTGATTGTACTTTAGATTTAGGGTTCGATGTAAAATTACATAAACAACGTGTTAGACTTGCGGGTATTGATACACCTGAATCAAGAACAAGAGATTTAGCAGAAAAGAAACTTGGTCTAGCTGCAAAGGAAAGACTTAAAGAATTATGTATCGGTAAAATACAAGTTAAATCTTTAGGAAAAGGTAAATACGGTAGAATACTTGGTATACCTTATGCAGAAGACGGCAGAGATATTTGCGATGTTTTGATAAAAGAGGGGCATGCAGTCAAATATGATGGAGGTAAAAAAACTAAAATCTGGGGTGACTATTAATGGAACAAGCAGTTACTTTAATACAAGAGGTTGGTTTTCCTATAGCTGCTGCAATAGGTTTAGGTTGGTTTATTTATAAACTTGTCATTAGAATTGTTGATGGCATGGAACAAAAACTTGATGTAGTAGACGAAAAGGTAGCAGGACAGATAAACGCTATAGAAGAAAGATTAGGAACTAAATTAGACACACAACACGGTATTTTAGTAGCCTTGATAGATAGAGTAAGAAGTTTAGATAACGAGATAATTAGACAAGATACTTTAATAAAAACTATACTAGGTGTTCCTAATCTTATAGACAGTAATAAAATTGCAAAGGCAGATAGAAATGACCAAAGAAAAGATTAAAGAAAGAAAAGAAAAAGACGTAATTATAAAACTGTCTGTTGTTATAGGTGTTATGATGTTTATAGGCATATTTTGTGAAAATTTATGGTCAGACACAATAACACATAAATTCAAAAACCCATCTTTTAATGGTGTAAATACTTCATCACATTATCTAACTATTGAAAACCAAGAGTTCAATCGTAAGATGAGTATTAAAGAAGAAATAAAAGCTATACAAGAACAAATAGAAAGAGATAAAGAAAACACAACTCTTGCTAGATTCATTAGGAATCTTGAATCACGTATCTATGCTCAGTTATCAAGACAATTAGTAGAAAACTTGTTTGGCGAGACACCTAGCACAGATGGCACTTTGACCTTAGAGGGAAACACTATAGAATACAGTATAGAAAACGGAATCATAACTCTTAAGATTACTGATGCAGATGGAAATATCACTGAGATACAATTGCCTGTTGGCGATTTTTCTTTCTAGTTGTAGTATTAACCCTATAGACAAGACTCTTATACAAGGCGAGAGCTTACCAAATATATTAGAAATACAATCTAAACAATTATTAAATGTTCCGCAACCTAAAGTTCCTATTGTTGTTGCTGTTTATCCCAATAGTTTCACAGACCAAACAGGACAACGAAAAAGCAATAGTGAGTTTGCATTATTTTCTACAGCATTAACACAAGCACCAAGTCATTTACTTATTAGAAGTTTAAAACATACATCAAATGGTAAATTTTTTAGAGTTGCAGAAAGAGTAGGTCTTGATAATCTAACAAAAGAAAGACAACTTATACGTTCAGCTAGAGAACAAAACGAAAAAACTGATGGTCCTAAACCTATCATGCCGTTATTATTTGCAGGTGTTCTTATGGAAGGTGCCATAATTGGGTATGACACAAATATTAAAAGTGGTGGCATTGGTGCTAGATATTTAGGTATTGGAACAAGTAAACAATATAGAGTAGATAATATTACAGTAGCGTTACGTATGGTATCTATAGCTACTGGTGAAGTTTTAATAGATGTTTTGATTAGTAAACAAGTTTTTAGTTATGGTCAATCACAAGATGTTTTTAGGTTTATTGAAGCTGGTACAGAGCTAGTAGAAATAGAAATGGGAGACGCAGAAAATGAACCAACTACTCTCGCTTTACAACGAGCTATAGAGGAGTCTGTTTTGCAAATCGTCAAAATAGGTTATGATAAAGGTTTTTGGGAGGAAAAAAATGAAGCTATTAAAATTAATGAGCCTGATTGTGATGACGAATGCATCGCTAATATACGGGGCTGATAATGAAATATATGTTGACCAATCTGGTGCTACAGCAAATATAGATTTAGAACAACTAGGCTCTGGTAATATTATAGGTGGATTAAATTCTTCTGCAGGTTCTTTAACAGCTTTAGATTTAGACGGTATTACAATGACTCTAGATATAAATCAAATAGGCGATACTAATAAATTTTTAGGTGATATATTAGGAGATACTATTACAGGATTTTTCGAGTTTGATGGTGATAGCAACACTTTTACCATACAAGGTGACCCAACAAATACATACGGTATAGATAATTCTAATTATAATGTAGATGTTACTGGTAGCACAAATACTTTTACTTTAGACCACGGTACAAGTGCACTGGCTGCTACATTAGATTTAGATTGGATTATACAAGGCGATGGCAACACTTTCGATTTTGATATAAATTACGACGGTGGTACAAGTTATGTTGATGTTGACGGTGATAGTAATACAGTAAACTTTACTGGTTCTGGTTATGCTGGTGGGTATTTTTATTTAGACCAAACTGGTAATTCTAGAACTTTTAATATTACACAATCGAGTACATTAGATAATGACTGGCTCAAAATTCTTTCTAACGGTAATAGCGGTACTGTTTGCGTTATCCAAAACGATCAAGGTACAAGCACAAGCTGTTAATATTGGCGATGTATCTGAGCTAAACGGCTCGGCTCAAATAGTCAGAGACAAAACCTACAATGCTAATCTTGATTTTGCTATACAAAGTAATGATGAGGCTATAACGACTAATGGTCGTATGGCTATCACATTTTTAGATGAATCAATCGTAAGACTTACAGAACACTCACAACTTCTTATAGATGAATATATCTATGACCCTGACCCTAGTCAATCTAAGATGTCATTAAATTTTGCTTTAGGAACAGCTAGGTTTATATCAGGTAACATAAATCTTATAGATAAACAAAATATAAAATTAAGAACACCTACAGCTAATATAGCAATACGTGGCACAGATTTTACAGCAACTGTTGATGAGTTAGGACGCTCCTTAATAATACTTTTACCTGACTCTTTTGGTTTATCTAGCGGAGAAATAGAGGTAGTAACAGCAACAGGTAGTGTTGTATTAAATAAACCTTATGAAGCTACAACGGTAGACGTTTTTGAAAACGCACCAAGTAAACCTGTAGTTTTAGATTTAACGTTAGACGTTATTGATAATATGTTAATTGTATCGCCACCTAAAAAAGAAGATGTCATACAAGAAGAAACATCAAATACAAAAACAGTAAGTTTATTAGATTTTAATGATTTAGATATTGATTATTTAAATGAAGATTTTTTAGATGATAATAGTTTAGAATTTACAGAGCTCGATATAAATTACCTAGACGTTAATTTTTTAGAAGATTTATTGAAAGTATTAGATGCTTTAGCTATTGAAGAAGATGAAGACCAACTATCTTTAGCAACTGGTGTAAATATATCTGGTACTTTGATAGGTCAAGATACTGAGACACAAATAACAACTATCGTAACTGGACAAACTATAAGTTTACGTAGAAAAATAAGTGAGTCAGTACAAGTAGATTTGAACTCTGGTGGTGGATATACTGTTATTTTGATACAAGACGGTGTTTCTAATATAATTAAAATTAATGGTGGTGGTGATTCTACTATCACTATACGACAAAGTAGTTAATGAAAAAATTTATATTTATATTATTACCTTTATTATCTTTACCTTTGTTATTTCAAAGCACTCCTACAGAAATTATAAAGTTAAAAACTTTTGATACATTTATTAAAACACCTCAGCCTAGCGGTAATTTTGTAATATTAAATATTACTGAAGAAGATGTAGAAAAGGAAGGTGGCTATCCTTTACCAAGAAAACGTTTAGCCGATATACAATTAGAACTATTAGGTGCGGGAGCAATGGGTGTTGGTTGGGTTATATCTTTCCCACAACCAGACAGGTTAAATGGTGATAATAGGTTTGCTAGTTCTCTAACTTATGCTCCAAGTGTTTTAGCTACTTTTGAAAATAATAGTGGTATATACCCCAAAACTACAGGAACTGTTATTAAAGGACCAGATGTTGGTGGTATAATGTCTTCTGGTATTAAAGAAAATTATTATCAGTACGATGCTGTAGCACAAGGAGTTGCTATAGCACCTACAGAAGTTGACCAACTTGTTAGGAGAATCCCTCTTTTATTAAAAACTCCTGACGGTTGGTCGGCTTCATTCGGAACGCAAGTATTAAAAATATTAACAAATACGCCTACATATATAGTTACTACTAACGATAACGGTGTTCAAGAAATAGCTGTTCGAGGACTACCACCTGTAAAAACAGATAGCTTTGGTCGTAAATGGATATCATGGGTAGAAACTGAACAAACAGATTTACAAGAAATGAATGTAAATGGAAAGTTTGTATTTGTTGGTGTTACTGCTAATGGTGTAATGCCGCAAATTGCTACGCCTATTGGACTTGTTGAACCACATAAAATACAAGCTGCACTTGCAGAATCTATATTAATACAAGATAGCCCTTATATACCCGATTATGCGTTAGCTGTAGAACTATTAATATTTATAGTATCTATAGGGCTCGTATGGGCGTTTATAAGCTATTTAGGGATAACTTGGGGTGTAATTCTAGCTTTAGTAACTATGGCTTCTACGGGCTTCTACGGGGCTTACACGATAGGCGTGGGTATATTAATAGATGTTACATGGACATTAATTAGTCAATTTATATCAGGAAGTGTAGCTTTTTATTTAAGGTTTAGAGAACAATATAAATTACGTCTGGAAATTAAAAAACAATTCGAACATTATCTAGACCCAAGGCAAGTAAAACGTTTACAAAAAGACCCTGATTTATTAAAACTAGGTGGTGAAAAAAGAAGATGTACTTTTTTATTCACTGATGTCAGAGGGTTCACTGCATTATCCGAAAAACTAGAACCAGAACAAGTAACAGAGATTATGAATAAAGCATTAACTATACAATCTGATGCAGTAAAAAAATACAACGGTATGGTAGATAAATATATCGGTGATGCAATGATGGCTATATTTAACGCACCATTAGATTTACCACATCACGAACAGGTAGCTGTAGAATGTGCTAAAGAAATACAAGAAAATATAGAAAAAGCTGATATAGGTGTAGCTATAGGTGTTGGCGTAAATACAGGAGAAGCTGTAATTGGTAATATGGGTAGCGATACTAGGTTCGATTATAGTGCTATCGGGGACGCTGTAAATACAGCAGCTAGGTTAGAATCAGCTACAAAAGAAGCAGGTGTAAACATACTTATAGGCGAAGAAACTGAAAAATTTTGTGGTCATCACTTAAAATCAGTAAAACCTATAAAAGTAAAAGGTAAAGAAAAACCTTTAATAATATACACCATTTGATATATAATCAGTCAAAAGGAGATTTATATGGGTTTTCCTATTGGTCAATTAGTAGCAACAGTTTTAGGCGGTGCAATTGTAGGCGAGATAAATCGTAAAAGAGCACCTGAACAAAAAGCCATGATTGGCAGTGGTACTGCACCTAGTTTAGATTCTGGTGTACCTTTAGAAATACAAGAAATTTTAGGTACCCAAGCTAAAGCACCTGAAGAAGCATCGCAAGGTCAAGAAGGTCGTTCTTTATCTAATATGGATGAAGAAATGTTGTTGCAAATGTTATTACAAGAACAAGAAGGCATTATGGGTATGTATGGTGGAGGTATGGTACCTAAGTATAATGATGGCGGTGGTATATTAAGTATATTCGATAATTTAAACACCATGCCAACAAATTTAATAGATTTATTCAAACAAGGCTTTACCAGTCAATCAGAAGAAGTCCAAGACATCATAAAAGATTCTTTATCAAGTGGTTTATTAGCTTTAATAAGAAAACGTGAAGAGCCAAGAGGCAGTCAAGTATCTACACGAACATTACCTGCAGGAAATGCAAATAGAAGAAGATTTCAGTTTGAACCTATAGGTATGAATAATGGCGGTGCTACAGGTAAAACATTATCGGATGCTGACATGAATCAAGTTATTGAAATGTTAGCTATGGCAAATAGTCAACAAGGTAGAAGAATATCGGATAAAGATAGAGAGTTTTACTCACAACTTTTAGAAGGTGCAACTTTATCAGACTTAGATATAGCTAATCTTTTAGCACAACCTACTACGCAAATGGGTAAAAGGATATCTGATAAAGATAGAGAATATCAAATGTCTCTATTGAAAGGTATGGAAGGCGGTGGCGTCCTAAATAGACAGATGTTCAAACCTATGTTAGGTGGTGGTGAACTTGACGGTCCAGGAGGACCTAAAGATGATTTGATACCTATCATGGCTAGTGATGGTGAGTTTATGTTATCTAAAGCTACTGTAGATATGTTAGGTAACGGTAATCATAGTAAAGGTATAGCTAAACTAAATAAAATAAATAACAAAGGAAATAGAATGTATGGCTAGTAGAGAAGAACAAGAATTTTCCAGTCAAGCCCCCGCAGGGTTTATAGGTGATTTATTATCACAAACTATATTTCCAGCAGCCTCTGAATATTTTAGAAACCAATTAGATAATTTAGGTAGAGAAGATAGCTCACCATTTACTTACACAGGACAAAGAGTTGCTGATTTTGACCCAAGAGAACGATTAGCGTTTCAGTTATCTGATAGAGCTATAGGCAGTTATAGACCTTTCCTCGGTAGTTCTGCTCAATTATTAAATGAAGCAGGTACATTGACTCGTGGTGCTACAGGACAGTTCGACCCTAATACTATAAGTCAGTTTCAAAATCCTTTTGAAGATGCAGTTGTAAAACAAACGCTAGACGATATAGATACAAGATTTTCCCAAGCAGATATGGGATTACGTGATAGGGCTGTTAGTCAAGGTGCTTTTGGAGGGTCTAGAGGTCGTATAGCACAAGACGAATTAGCTAAACAAGTAGGTAGAGGTGCAGCTGAGGCAGTCGGTAATATAAGAAGTCGTGGTTTTGGTTTAGCTTCGCAACAAGCACAAAATGCATTTGAACAAGCACAACGTAGAAATCTTTCGGCTGGACAGGGTCTAGGCGGTATAAGTAGACAGTTTTCTGGATTAGCAGGATTATTCCCACAACTACAATCAGCAGATATAAACCGTACTTTACAATTTGGTGGTTTAGGTAGAGGTAGAAGTCAATCATTAATGGATTTAGATTACTCAAACTTTACAGGTCAATATAATTTACCTATGCAATTAATACAAAATCTTGGTGGATTAACAGCGTCTCTTGGACCGTTAGCAGGTGGCTTCGGTTATGCAGGTGCCACACCAACAACAAGCGGATCTTATACCCCAAATACTTTTTCACCAGCATTTACAGGTATAGGTAATATATCTTTACCTTTTCAACAAACACAATACACACCACCTACAAATAATACGGGAGTAAATCCAGGAGTAAATCCAGGAGTAAATCCAGGAGTAAATCCAGGAATGCCTGCTGGTGGTTTAGGTGGTTTCTTTCCAGGATTTGGTCCAGGTTTTGGCGGACTTACTGGCAATTTTATGATTAGGTAACTTATATGGCTAACGGTATTAGAGGACTTGCATTTCCAACTTTTGGTGCTAAACAAGGCACTGGCGGAGTTACACCCGTACAAATACCACAAGTTAGAACTGCGTTTCCAACGGCTAGAGGACCTGTTCGTAGAGCACCAGAACCAACTACAACAGAAAAAGTAGCAGGTATTTTACCTTTATTATTACAAGGTGGTGTTAATTTTTTCCGTGGTAGACAGCCACAAATGACTGTACCCGAATATATTAAAAGTATAGGTGCTGACCCAGAAGATTTATCAAGAGAAGAACAAGCACAGATTGCAGCATTTACTGCATTCGGTCCTCAACAAGATGTTGGTGGTTTTAAAGGTCAAGATTTACTTAGTGCAGTAGTAGCTTCTCAAATGGGGCGAGGAGCACCTGAATTTATACGTTCTACATTAAATGTTAGAACTGCAGACAACCAAAGAAAAAGACTTATTAATCAACAAAGGGGAGAATTAATAGAAAATTTTCTAAAACCACCTACCTATGACTACGCAACATTGATAGATGTCAATGCTGCACAAAATGACGTTAATCCATTTGTAGCAGGCAGAAAAAACAATAAAACAGGTGAGTTAGAAATTTTGAATCCTGATGGTTCTTTTAAATTAGCAGGTGATGACTATATACAAAGAACAGGTACAGGAAATATCACTATACCAAAAAGTCCGAATGTAACACTTATGGCAGATATATTTGACCCTATATATGAAAAAGAAAAAACTGCTACTGGTTTATTAAGTATATATAAACCTTTAAGAGCTCAACTTGCAGGGTTCACTGAAGACGATATAGTTCCTGGAACTCTAACATCAGCTTTCGCAGGTCTTGTAAATCAAGGTGTTATTGAATTTAATAACATCAATAAATTTATGAAAGGTAGTATTTTTGCGGGTGATGCAGATATACAATCAGGCACTGCAGGTAATGATGGAAGAGCAGGTCTAGGAACAGTGTCAAAAGGCTTGTATACACAATTACAAAAAGGCGAAGTTAGCACAGATAACCAAGAATTCAAAAACTTTGAAAATATGATAAAACAAGAAACTGGTAAAAGTGTTAGAGATATTTTAGGTGATGTTGTATATAACGATGTAAGATTAAGGTCAAGATTTTTACAATTAGCCTATGTTGCAGCAGCAGTTAATGGTCAGACAGGTAGAACATTATCTGATAAAGATTTAGCCTACCATATAGAAATAGTAGGTTTAGGTCAAACGAGCGACCCTAGAGTTTTAATTAGAAATTTAGATAGTTTTGTAGGTGATAGTATCAACGGAATCGATGACGATGTTAGATTAGCTATAGCACAAAATTTTCCAAAAATATCTTCAGAACTAGAAGATACCTATGTTCAAAGTCATTTAAATGATTTTTATGCACCTAATACTCCTAATGTATACGCAAATACACTAGAGGGCTATACTTTTAGACCTTTTGAAGTTAGACGTCCTGGATTACAGATAAGTGGTATTTTAGATAGTCAACAAAGTAGCACAATAGATAATAAAACATTTAATTACGATGAATTTCTTCAAGAAGAACAAAAAAGGTTTGAGTAATGTCAGAACAAATCGTTAGTCAGTTCGTAGAAGATATTTATAGAAAACAACTTCCAAATAATCCAAATGTAAGATATGGAACTGCTTTATCACCTGCTGAATTAAGATTGTATGTAGTAGGTACCAGTCCAAAAATAAGAAATTTAGAATTACAAAGCGGTAATTTAACAGAAGAAACATATCAAAAAATATTAGCTAAAATGCCTGAACTACAAAGTAAAATAGATATCTATAATGTAGCTCCAATTTCTTACACCTTAGAAGAAAGAGAACCTGATATTTATAAACGTATGTTAGAAGACCAAGTCGATGCACAGCAACGTAAAATTGATGCAGGTTTAAGAGGTAATTATCCTGCTGATTTTACACCTTTTGAAGCTAAACCTCCTATTGGTTTTGCAAAAAGACAAAAAATAGCTAGTTATGGTATAGACCCAGATAATCCTTACGAATTCCCTGATAGAGAAACAGAACGTAAATTCTACAACCATCTAGCTTTTACTTCAAGATTGCCGAGTAAAGAACAAATAAAATTTATTACGGATAAATTAGGTTTGAAAGGTGATTTACAATATTTAGATAATGAAAATCCTTATGAGGGTTTTAGATATAAAGCGGAAGGTAATGATTTTTATCAAATTTTACGTAATCCTAGATTAACTAGAGACGATATACGGCAGTTTGTCATACAAGAATCTTTTCCTATCGGTGGAGATATATTAGGCACAATAAGAACATCACCAAAAACAGCTAGTAAGGGTTTGATTAGTGCTATAGGTCAAATAGCTAAAATGTCTTTAGGTTCTGGTTTAGGTGCCACTTTTGGTGATGCAGTTAGATTAACTATAGGAAGTGAAAGAGGTTTGAATGAAATGGAACCCGAACAAATTTTAAGAGAGTCGGGAGTGACTGGTGCCTATGCAGTAGGCGGCACAGCAGTTGTTACAAGTTTTTTAAAAGTTTTTCCTGCTTTATATAGAGCTGCTACAGGGGAACTAGTACCCGCAGATATTATGGAGAAATTTCGTAATATTTTAAATAGACAAGACCCAGATATTTTAAGTCCTAAAGTTATTTATGGTAGAAATCAAAAAAGTGTAGAGGCAATAAACGAACAGATAGATATTTTCGCAAAAACATTTAAAGATGAATATAGACAATATAACCCAACATTAGCAGGAACAAATCCATTAGACCAAGAAGCTGCTGATTTAGAATATATATTTCTACGTAATGCAGAGAACCCACAATTAAAAGAACTTTATGCAGCGATACTAGACGGTAACCAAAACGTTATAAGTAATCTTATGCGAGCTTTAGGTAAAGAGTTTGAAGAAGGTGCTATACCTTTGGGAAAAGAAGTCGATGCTGCTTTATTAGAAAATGCTGAAAGAAAAATACAAGACTATGTAACTATAGGTACGTCAAAAATAAATAGTTTAATCAGACAAGCTGATAAAGAGTTGCCTATGCCTAATACAACTATCTTTGATAATGTCATAAGAGAAGACGGTTCTACTCTTTTATTACCTAAAGAAGTTGTAGTCGCACAAAAGGCTAAAGAGGATTTTTTAAAAAACGCATCAGATAATTTTAATCTTGTTGTTAATGACCCAAAATATAATAGTTTTGTTACAGGTGGTGGTTATACTAGAAATACTATTAATAATTACAAAAAGTTGCAAAGTAGTGCTGAAACATTAGTAGTTGGCGGCAAAAAAGGCTTGAAAGAAATAGAAGAAGTTATAGGTAAAGATTCAGAACTTGTTTATAGATTAGCAGGTAGAACACCAGACGGTAAAAAATTAGGCACGAAAGAAGAAGTTGGTTTTACCATAGCTGAATTATTTAATATACAAAGAGTTATGAACGAATTAGCTTCTAGTAGTTCTTATGGTGAAACTCGTAAGATAGCAAGAACTTTAGTAGACGATATTGGACGTAGTATAGATAAAGCGTTTAGTGATGATGTTTGGCTAAAATTAGGTAATGCAAAACCGAAAGCAAAATACTCACAAGACGATATAAATCAAATCATTAGATATCAAAAAGATAATGGTCTTGATGATTTACGTGCTGCATATACCGAAATGACTGCTGCGTATCAAATGTCAAACAATGTTGTTTTGAAACAAATTATAAATCAACAACCAGAAAGATTAATACCTACTATTTTAGGAACATCAACAGAGGGTGCAACGACTAACTCTGTGTTAACAGATTTACTAACTGTTTTAAAAGCTGAAGGTAGTGATAATGTTGCCTATGTACAACGTGAAATGCTAGATTATATAAAAAACAATGTGATAGACCCTGACGCTACAGGTTTTAAACAAAACAGTCAATTACGTGAGTTTTTGAAAAAATATCAAGGCACTTTTAATGTTTTATTTGATGATTTTGCACCAAAGCTTGGGGATAGACCAAAACTGTTAAAAATTAATCAATTGAAAGATATAGAGGAAGATTTAATAATTAATGAAAAACAAATTAATTTATTAAAAAATACTTTTGGTGTAGGTGTTGATTCTGTTAATCCTACATACGATATTGTAACTAATATTATACGTGGTGGTAAAACATCTAGAGAAACAGGAGCTTTATTAAACGATATAAAGTTTTTAATGGAGTCTGTTGAAGATAACCCTGTTTTGCAAAAACAAATAGAACAAGTAACTAAAAACATAATATTAAGAGACGTATTAGAACTTATACCAAAACAAGATGGTATGTTCAAAATTTCAGATGATAAATTAAACCGTTTGATTAACGAGGGTTTTGGACCTGATGAACTTAGTAGATTAGGTTTCGATGATATATTCAAACCTTTACTAGGGGATAATGCTGATGAAACTATTGAAGCTATTAGATTAATAAATACTATGGTACAAAGAGAAGCTCTAGTGCCTGTGGTAGCACAGCCTCAAGAAAGATTTACAGCAGTTCCTGGATTTAAATTTTTACAGAGAATGTTAATACCACCCCTAACACAAACAGGCAGGAGGGTTACTGCTTTAGATGTTTTGATGAATAAACGTTCTGAAGCATTTATAGGTCAGATGTTACTAGACCCAGAGTTAGCAAAACGTGTGGTCGCTACTTATGAAGGTAGATTAACTTTACAACAGCTCAGTGCTTTTTTGACAGGGTATGCTACTGCGACAGGTCAAGCATCGTATTTTAATGATATAGCAGATGAGTTAAGATACTATGATACAGAAATGAAACGATTAAATATACCACCTAACAGACAAGTAGGTGAAGAATTAGAGACAGTTATAAATAATATAGTAGATGATTACCAACAATGATAAGAGATAACTTTTTGATAAACACAGGTATGGATTTCAGTATACCGAACACAGGTATTGGTTCTGTTTTAGACATGAGACGTGATGCTAATATGACACGTAATAATGCTAGAGACCAGTATGAAGCAGATGTTGCAGATTTTAAAGACAGTTTAGTTACTGATTTAGAAAACAGTTTTATGTCTAGAGGGGACTCTATTTTAGATACCCCTGTTGTTAGTGAGTTCCCAACAGACATGATTGATTTACCCTCTGAAAGATTTATAGATTTGCCTCCTCAGATATTCATAGATGATATGGATATGATGCGTGATGAATTATCTATCGGTATAGACCAGCCCTTGAACATATATGAAAATGTTTTAGAGCCACGAGAACAACAGATACAAGTGCCTCCACCGAGGTTTATAGACGAAAGAGATTTTATTGGTGATGAAATAATTTTTGATGACCCTATTATGGACATTAACAGACCTATAACGCCACCAATAAATGACACACCTATAACTCCACCTATAACGCCGCCTGTAAATGACAGACCTCGAAGACCTAACATATTTAGTCCTGCTAGAATTATAGATATAGATGATAGACAAAATGTAATTAACAATATCAACAATACACAAATACCAGATATAGGCAATATCGTAGAAGATGACCCAATCATTGTTAATGACCCTGTGGTTACTTCACCTGTTAATAATACCCCAGCTGTGGATAATAAGAGACCGTTTTATAGACCTTCTAGAAATTATCAGAGCGGCGTACCGAGTATTGCTATGAACATAAAACCATCAGCTTTTGGTATGGCACCTGGAATGTTCCCGCCAGTAAATAAACCTGATCCTGTTCGTATACCTATACCGCCTAAGTTCCCACCACCGCCGATAAGAATACCACCTCCAGATGATATTCTTAGACCAGAATTACCTGTAGGTAGTAATGGTATGAGACTAGGTGGTGCTTTGAATCGAGGTATCATGAGGTTGCCTCAAAGTCAACAAGGTGATACAATGACAACACAAATATTTCAAAATGGATTTAGACCAAGGAGATAAAAATGGCTAATGGTATTATGGGACTTGATAAATTAGACCAACTTCGTATGATGCAACAACAAGGTGGTGCTCCAATGAGTAGCGGAATGCCTATGGGTGGCGAAGCACCTGCACCAATGGCTATGAATAACAGCCCCTCTTTAATGCAAGATATGGCACCAGAAATGATGCAAAGAGAAAACATGGTAGATACTGATGACGACGCAGTAAAACTTGCTAGTGCTGTTGTAGGTCGTTCACAAGGTAACCCACAAGTAGCTTTAGATATTCTTGACAAAGCTAAAGCTGTTGTATTACAACAAATAGGTATGGCTGATGGTGGTGAGCTTATGGGCTATGCTGATGGTAATGAAATATCTAAAGATGATTTAAATCCTGGATTGCAAGCTCTTGCTAAAAATAACAAAGATGTCGTAGAAAAAATTACTGGCAAAACTGTTAAAGATATGGCAGGTGGTGGACCTATGATGCCTATGTATAATTTAGGTGGAGATATTGAAAAAATAGAGAAAATGGAGGACGGAGGTCAAGTCGAAGCTATGGAAAGAATGAACTTTTATAGAGGTTATTAATTAATCCAATCCTTCCACTTTTCATCACCTAAAACTTCTTGTGCTAAATCTAATTTATTACGCAAGGCTTTCACTATTTTTTCGTCTACTGTACCTTTAGCTACTAAATCAATATAAGTTACTTTATTTGTTTGACCTATACGATGAGCACGGTCTTCTGATTGTAAACGTTTTTCTAAATCATAGTTATTACTATAATAAATTACATTTTTAGCTTCTGTTAAAGTTATACCGTAACCACCAGTTTGTACATTACTAATAAGATACTGTAATTCAGAGTCAGAGTCTTGAAACCTTCTAATTATTTCTTGTCTTTCTTCATCAGGTGTATCACCATAATAAGTAGCTACACTATCTGTACCTGTTATACCTTGAATAGTTTTTAATATTCTCTTAATATCGTATTGATAATTAGCCCATATAATAGTTTTACCTTGTATTTCTTGTAAAACATTAATTAGTTCATCTATTCTATTGTTTTTTATTTCTACTTCTTCACCTTTATCGTGTTTAACAAAGCCACATACGACTTGATGTAATCTTAATATTTGTGTTAGTATTGATGTTACACTAACAGTTTCATGTGATTCTAGTTCTGTTATGGCATATTTTGCTAGTTCTTTATAAATTTTCTTTTGCTCTGGTGTTAGTTCTACTTCTCTTTTTGTGTAAATTTTATCTGGTAAATCTAAACATTCTTTCTTCAACACTCTATAAGAAAAAGAGTCTAACGAGCTAGTAAGTTCTTCTAAGTTTTGGTAACCCACTACTTGTCTGAAACTGTGTGTACCTAGTTGTCTATTCATAATTTGTGCGTATCTATTTTGAAAAGAATAATAAGAACCGTAACCTAACAAGTGCGTATTAAGAAAAGCACATTGACTATATAAATCTAAGGGTGAGCGTGTTACAGGAAATCCAGTTAATATTCTTCTATATTTAGAATTAGTTGCTATTTTAATTAAGTTTTTTGTTCTTTGTGCTTTCGGGTTTTTAATAGTTGTAGATTCATCTACAGCTACAAGACATAAGTGCGATAATACAAACTTATTTACAAAAGTAACACCTTTCTTTGTGCTAAACGCTTCTACATTAACTATTAAAATTTTTAATCCGTAACTTGGTTCGAAGATATTTATTAAATCTTTCTTTTGTTTTTTATTAGGTGCGGGTGTCCATATGGCAGTTTTATATTCTATATGTTCTGGCATATGGCTTGGTATTTCTTTTTCTAGCCAGTTTCTATAAACACCTTTAGGTGCTACTATTACAGCAGAATTTATAGCTCCTTTATCATAAAGCATAGCAATATTATCTATGAGAACTTTTGATTTACCAGTTCCCATTTCCATAAAGTAAGCATACTCTTTTTTACGCCATGATTTTTCTAACGCTTCTAATTGATGAGTGTATG